TATTAATTGAGCTATAAGGTATTCTATACCTAAATAGCTCAAAAATAAAATGAATGTAATCAAGATTGATACTATCATTATTTGCTTAATCATTATTTCCCCTCATAAGTTGGTAATTGTAGCATAAACTTTATGCCGAATAAGATCATAATACTAAAACCTATCCAAGTATGAATATGTATAGCTATGATCAATCCTAAAAACATTATTCCAAAACATAATGCGAAGTATATTGCTTGTATCATTTTATTTACCCCTTGTTTGTTTTTATATTTATCTTAACCATTTTGGTTTATTATGCAACCTTTTGTTTTGCAATTAAATCATAAACTATGGTCTTAAAACCTCTTAAAGTTTTAAAAATAGTCGTTCCACCTTTGCCATATTTATGATTTTGATCGATGATTATATTTTTTAATTTAACTCTGTTATAATGCTCACCATGTTCATAAGCATCATCAAAGTTAAAAATATAACAATATTCTAAATCACCATGAAGTTGAGTTGTTATTCTGTAAGTATCATCATCAATTAATAATTTACTTACAAATTTAGCGATATTAAAATATTTACGATCATGATCAAAATAACAGCCATTTAATTTGGTTTCTAAATCCTTTCCTGTTTCTTCAATATAACCATCCCAATGCCTGTAAATGATTAATTGAGTTTGACCATAATTTATTATTACACTTGATCTTGTACTCATTTTTTCCCCTTTGTTTGTTGTTTGTTTGCTTTAGCTAATTCTACTAAATTAAGTATTTCATTTATTGTTTTATCAGTAAATAATTTAGGGTCAGAATTAACTAAATGTTTTTTAGTTATTTCTCTAGCTTTACTTATCGTTTCTTTATCCCACTTTTTTGTCATTGTTTTATCCTTTGTTGTTTTTTTGTTCATAACCAAATTGGTACAATATTAAAAGTTATAGTCAAGCAAATAATAAGTTCAAAATGGGTCAAAGATATTAGTTTAATATAAGTGCAATTGTGGTATTTATGCAACACTATGAGATATACTTATTTAATAAAGGATCAGTCAGGCAAAGAAGAAGAATACAAGGCTATGAGTTATCGTAAACTATTAAAGAAGTTATCAAGCAAGTATTCAAATCAATTAGTTAAGATTAAATATATTAATAAACATAATAATGAATTAATTAAGTTAGTTAATATCAAAGAGATTGAATAGATTTAATTAGTGAGATTGTTGCTATTCTAATATTCAAACAGCGTCTTCATTCCTCGTGTATATAATCGGTCAGTAGTATTGACCTATGACATGTTGGTTATGTGATAATTAATGATATCGGTAATCATAAGTTATCGTTAGTAATAATTATAGGGAAACCTTCTTTTTTGAAAGCCAATACCCCCATATACCCCTAGCGACACGCACCATTTTATTTATATATATACATGGGACTCGAGGACACCTTTACAGACACAGCCTTAGCCACCCCTCCAGATTAACCCACACCTTATTTGCCAAGCCTTTCTAGTTTAATTATTTTTTAATTACTATATGTTGTGTGCTATGTGGGAGTATATACAAGACGATCTAATTTCTATTGTCGCTATAGATGAAAAGACTAATACTCTTATCATTAAAATATATGGATTACAGAATAAAATGGCTGCAGAGACTTTTGCACATTACACAATGAGCCTATTACAGTTTGATTATCATAATGCTGAGTATAGTATGCCATCTAAAATGATACACTAGATATGGATATTAAGATACCTTATACCCCCAGAAAACACCAAGCACATTTACATAAACAAATATCTAAACATAGATGGTCGGTGCTAGTTTGCCATCGAAGGTTCGGCAAAACAGTATGTATGATTAATCACCTTATACGATCTGCCTTATTATCGAAACAAAAGAACCCAAGATATGCCTACATCTCGCCAACATTTAAACAAAGTAAATCAATCGCTTGGGATTACATGAAACAGTTTACCGCCAAGATACCTTACACCAAGTTTAATGAAACTGAATTAAGGGTAGATTTACCCAATGGTGCAAGAATAACTTTACTTGGGTCGGAAAACTCCGATGGGTTAAGGGGTATCTACCTAGATGGATGTGTGATTGATGAGTATGCTAATGTCAATGAAAAATTATTTCCTGAAATAATAAGACCCGCATTGTCAGATAGAAAGGGGTACTGCGTATTTATTGGTACACCACAAGGAATGAATAATAATTTTTACGAACTCTACCAACACGCACAAGGAGCAGAGGATTGGTTTGATTATAAAGCTAAAGCTAGTGATACTAAAATTGTAGATAACGATGAGTTGGTCAAGGCAAAGGAAGTAATGGGAGAGAAAAAGTATCTACAAGAGTTTGAGTGCGATTGGATAGCGAATATTGAAGGTGCAATTTATAATGATACTTTGGTTCAGATAGAAGATAAGAAACAATTAACGAGAGTACCTTACGATCCAGCATTGCCTGTAAATACGGCTTGGGATTTAGGAGTCTCAGATCATAGTGCTATTATTTTTTTTCAGCAACTAGGAAGATCAATTAACATTATTGACTACCATGAAGAACGGGGACAAGGATTACCTCACTATATTCAGATATTAAAGGAGAAGGATTATATATATAAGGATCATTTCGCACCGCATGATATAGAAGTTACTGATTTTAGCAATGGTAAAACCAGAAGAGATGTAGCTTATCAGCTAGGAATAAGATTTAAAGTTGTTCCTAAAATACCTTTAGAAGATGGTATACACGCAACGACAATGACTTTACCTCGATGCTGGATTGATACAGACCATTGCAAAAAGTTAATAGATGCGTTAAGACATTATCATCGGAAGTATATTGATAAAAATCGTATGTTCCGAACTAAACCTGTTCACGACTGGTCGTCTCATGGTTGCGATGCAATGAGATACTTGAGTGTAGGTTTACAAGAAATAAATACTAGACAAGCTGCACCACAAAGTGTAGCAGATAACGAATACAGGATTATATAATTATGGGATCATTATTTTCACCAAAAATGCCGCCACTACCGCCAGTTCAACCTTTGCCGACACCCCCATCTACTGAAGTGTCGCCTGAAGAGAAAAGAAGAATTGCAGCGGAACAGGCAGCGATTGAAAGAAAAAGAAAAGGTAGAAAATCAACAATCTTAACTGGACCGCTTGGAGTTGAACAAGAAGCGGAAACAGATAGAAAAACTTTATTAGGAGAATAGTATGGGAGGAAGTCCAGCAAGAGCAGTTAAAAGAATTATTAGTCCACCGAAAACCCCTGCAGCTCCAGCACCCGCACCAACAACAGCAGAAGTTTCTCAATCAACTGCAACTAACATGGATGGATATGATTCAAGAAAAACAAAAGCACAAGGTAGATCAATGACAATTATGACAGGACCTAAAGGTGTAGAAGATGAAACATTAACATTGGGTAGAAAAAGTTTATTAGGACAATAATGGCAGCGACTGATTTAACAAAAAAATTATTATCTCGTTTTGATAAACTAGCAGGTCAAAGACAAAATTGGGAAGAGCATTGGCAAGAAGTAGCAGATTATATGCTACCTAGAAAATCAGATGTAACTAAAAAAAGAAGTCGTGGCGATAAAAGAATGGAGCTTATATTTGATAGCTCACCCTTACAAGCCTTAGAATTATTAGCAGCATCATTACATGGTATGCTTACTAATCCATCTACACCATGGTTTACATTAAGATTTAAAAACGATGAGATTGATAGCGAAGAAGAAGCTAAACTTTGGTTACAAGCTGCAACAGAATCTATGTACACAGCTTTTAATCGTTCTAACTTTCAACAAGAAATATTTGAATTGTATCATGATCTTATTACTTTTGGTACAGCGGCAATGTTTATTGAAGAAGATGAAGATGATATTATAAAATTTTCTACAAGACACATTGATGAAATTTATATTGCTGAAAATGATAAAGGTAAAATAGATACCATCTATAGAAGATTTAAATTATCAGCGAGAGCTATTGTTCAAAAATTTGGCGATAAAGTATCAACAGATATTTTAACAATGGAAAAGAAAGACCCTTACCAAGAAATAGAAATTGTACACGCAGTTTATCCAAGAGCAGATTTTGATCCTAAGAAAAAAGATAAAAAGAATATGCCATTTGAATCAGTTTACATGGAATATAAAAATAAAAATGAATTATCGGTATCTGGATTTAAAGAGTTTCCTTTTGTAGTACCTAGATACTTAAAGGCTTCACATGAAATTTATGGAAGATCACCTGCAATGACAGCATTGCCAGATGTTAAAATGCTAAATGAAATGTCTAAGACAACTATTAAAGCTGCACAGAAACAAGTAGACCCACCTTTATTAGTTCCTGATGATGGATTTTTATTACCTGTAAGAACTGTACCAGGTGGATTAAATTTTTATAGATCAGGTACAAGAGATAGAATTGAACCTTTAAATATTGGTGCAAACAATCCTTTAGGATTAAACATGGAAG